CGCGCACCGTGACGACCTGCGCGAATGGGATACCCTCATCGACGAGTCCAGCAAGGTCGTCACGGTGCGCGATGTACGCGCATTTGCAGGGCAAGGCAAGGAGAGGAGGGGTAACGAGCGATGAGGACGCCGACAGGAGTACGGCGTCGCGGTGTCAGCAACCCTGTGCGGCGCGCTCTAGCCGAGATCGATCTCACGCAACGGGACGCCGCACGGCACGCAGCCATGACGGACGACGAGCTGCGTGAGGACCTGCGCGCCGCTGAGGCCATGATGCGTGGTGCCTTCGGGCAACGCGAGGGGGGCTACTACGGAGACCCGTCGCCGGCGTCCTGGCGAGCGGGAAAACTCCAGTTCGACGAAATGAAAATCCGCGACCTGAAGCGGTTCGCGGAAGGAGAGGTTGGCGTGGAACCAATCACGGACGCCACGGTCTGGCACCCCGACCGGATGCTGGAGCGCATCAAGGCAGGGGAGGCCGGTCGGCTCATCAAGTTCGAGCGTGACCTGACGGTAGAACAACGGCGCCTCCTGGCAGAGATCGCGGTCGAGTTGCACCTCGACCCCCTGTTCCGGGAGCTGACGATCTATCAGGGCCAGTTGTACGTAGAGATCGACGGGTGGCGCCGAGTGCGCGACCTGAGCGAGAACCCCGTCTTCGACGGCATGCGCAAAATCTGGACCGTCCCGGCTGCTGTTCTCTCGGCCTATGAAATCCAGCCCGGGGACGTGATCGTCGGCCTGGAAGGCTACGTGAAGGGCCGCAGGGTCCCCCACGAGGCGTACGGAGTCGTCCGGGCCGCTGAGAGACAACGCCAGGCGACACGGGCCGGCGGTACCTACGAGCCAGTGACGCAGAAGTACTTCACGGCCATGGCGCTCAAGCGCGCGGAGGTAACTCTCTACCGAGAGATGGGCTTCAGGGTCAGGGGCTTGGCCCCGAAACTCATGGACGACCTACCGCCGGAGGTATGGGACGCCGAGGGCCAGGTCGTAGACGAGGAGTTGCCCGGCGCTGCTGCTGCTCGCTGCGCCGTGTGCAACCTGCCGGTGGTAGCGCCGGAGGGTTGGGCAGGGGAGGTGCTCCACCATGACGACTGCCGGCCCGCAGCACAGCCGAGCGAAGAAAAGCCCGCCCAGGGCCAGCCCGAGGCGGCACCATTGCCGGCGTCTGATCCCGGCCCCCATGCCCCCGAGGCGTGGATGGCCGGCCTGCGGGCCGAGATCGCGCGGGCACCCGGCTCCGCCCTCTCCGGCCTAGCGACGCGCGTGCAGAATACACCCATGGCAGAGGACCAGCGGGCGGAGCTGGTAGCGCTCGGACGTCAGCGGCGGCAGGAACTGGAGTCCTCGCCGGCAGGGGCGCCAGTCAATCCCGGTCCGCCGGGGCCGGCGCCCGTCCCAGTCCACAGGGCGGCTGAAGTGCCGCCATCAAACAGCGTGATGCCCGAAGAGGTGGCTCAGCACTACGCCCAGCAGATCGCAGCGGCAACCGATGTTGATATCGTGCAGCTACAAGCAGCTATGGAGGGCGACCTGTTCCTCCGGCCCGCCGACCTGAAGGCGCTGAGGCTGAAGCTGGCTGAGCGCACGGCGGACCTGCGGCGCGCGGCAGCGGGAGCGATGCCATCATGAGCCTCCGGCGTGATCTCCTCCGGCAGATCACCGCGCCCGTGAAAGCACAGCTACCCGAGTGCCAGCGGTGCCTGGCCCTCCGGGTGCTGGACCTAAAGCGGCGTAGCGGGGACCCCACGCCCGGCAACTGGTGCAAGCTGCCGGGGAAGCGGCGCCTACATCTGATGCCGCTGGCTGGCGTTACGCCTACGTCCTCCTGTGGGATATGGGCCCGCCGGAGCTGGTTGGCGATCCAGTACCCCGAGGAGGTGCCATGACATGGACGACGTATTCATCGCAACCCTGTTATCCACGCTGCGGGAGCTAGCTCGGTCGCCGGGGCTGCAGGGCACCCAGGAGCGCCTGGAGCTGGAGCGTATGCTCGCGGCCTGCCTTCTGGAGGAGGCGCTTGTCGCGCTGCATCCCCTGGAGCGGGTAAGCGCGCTGGCTGTGACGGCGGTGGAGCTGGTGCGGGAGGCGAGGCTGCTGGTGGCACGGCTGTAACCCGTGGACCCGCCAGAGATCAGGCGCGAGGGGCCCGACTACATCGCCAGTTGGCCAGGGGCCATGTTCCGCTTCTCCCGGCTTCATGACTCGCGGGAGGACCTGGTCGCACTGCTCAACATCTCTCTGGATGGCTTCCCCGGCCGACCTGACGGGGAGCTGTATGAGGGCAAGATCGTACTCACAGGAAGCCGCTCGAAATCAGATGCTGTCAAGGCGTGCAAAGATCGCGTAGGCGAAACCGACTGGTACCCGCTACTGGAGAAGGCATGTCGGACCGTGCGATTGGCGTTCGAGGAAGGAGCACCACCGACACTGCTCCAACCCAGGAAACCGAGCGAGTCTCCTGGGTACATGATGACTCCCCTGATACGCGAGAAGGATCACACCATGTGGTACGCCCGCGGCGGCTCTGGCAAGAGTCTCCTCGCGTTGGCCACCTGCGTAGCGGTAACTACCGGGGTTGAGCACTTGGGACTGCCAACGCTCACCAGTGGCGGGGCCGCGCTGTACCTCGATTTCGAGGACGAGAACGACATCCACGAGGAGCGCCTGGAGCTAATCTGTTCGGGACACCAGCATGAGCCGGCGCGCGTGATCCACAAGGCGGCCGATGCCCCTCTCACGAGTATTGCTGATTCCGTCGCCCGCTTAGCGTCGAAGGAAGACATCCGGTTCCTGGTCGTAGACTCGGCCGCCCTCGCCTGCGGGGGCGACCCCGAGAAGGCAGACACGGCTACGGCGTACTACAGGGCTCTACGCACGACAGGGATACCTACCACCCTCACCCTGGCCCACCATGCCAAGAAGGACGACGAATGGCCATTCGGGTCGATCTTCTGGTGGAATACCATGCGTAGCCTCTGGTTCCTGAAGGCCGGAGAGAGAGAGGACGAATCTATCATTGATCTGGGCATCATTCACCGGAAGGTTAACCGGGGGAAGCTCCAGAGGACCTTTGGCCTGCGCGTCCAATTCGATGAGGAGTCCGTCCGCATCGGCTATCACGACCCCGGCCGAATCTACGAGATGAGAAAGCACCTGACCCATAGAGACGCTTTGATTGCCTGCCTCAGGGATGCCCCTGGGGCTCGCCTCAGCAGGTTGGCTGCCCAGGAGGCATCTAAGCTGAACGCTGCCCAGATCAGAAACGTTCTAAGCCGCCACAAGGACCTCTTTGGCACCGAGCCCGGCCGTGAGGAGGGCGATGTTTGGCTCGTGCCTTCCTGGGCCAGAGATGGGTAGGCGTTGCAAGTTGCAACGCCTGCGACGTTGCTGCGACGGGCGTCGCAAACAGGCGTTGCAACGCGCCCCCCTTTATAGGGGCGTGCGACGCTAAGGAGGTATGGGTAGGGAACGGGCATGGGTGATACGCCGATGGACCTTAGGGAGTGTGCCGCGATATTGGTACAACGTGGCTGGTGCCCCATGCCCTTGACCCTGGACCTGGCCGGCTTCCCGAAGCGCCCCATCGTGGCGAACTGGACTCACCTGGTAGCGACGGAAGAGGCCGTTGCGGCGTTACCGTGGGAGGGAGCCTCCGGCCTGGGCATTGTACTGGGACACACCAGCGGCGGCCTAGCCGCTATCGATATCGACGACGTGGGCCTCGGCGGCAAAGTGCTGTCGGCGCTAGGGAGGGATGGCCCGCGATCTGTCCGCACGATCCGCAAGCGGTGCCACGTCTACGTCCAGGAGGTGGCGCAGCTCTCGCCGTCGCGGGCCTTCACGATTCAATGGGAGGGCCGGACGGTCCAGGTCGAGCTGAAGGCCGAGGGCACGCAGGTAGCGGCGCCACCGACGCCAGGCTACGAGCTGGTGGGCCGTGGCCCGCCCTATCCATCGCCCTCACTGGCCCTGGCCTGGAAGTGGCTCTGCGACAAAGTGGGGATCAAGGATGAGAGCAGCGTTGCATCGGCCGGCTTCCCGTCCCCATGGCGTCCGGAGGTGCCCATCGAGGAGCGGAACAAGAGCGCCTACGTCGAGGCCCACATGCTCCGGCAGGCCCAGATGCCGCTCGACATGGCCTTACGGTACATGGCGCTGCGCTGGGAGCGAGACTACGCCCAGGGTGCCCAGGACTGGCGCGAGGTGGAGCGGACGATTCGGTCGGCCTACCGTAAGGGCCTGGGGCCCGGGGCGTTCTGATGGCTGAGTCGTATCCGATGCGCCAGGCTTGCCCTGCCTGTGGCGGCTGGGAGGGCCGAATTGAGCCGAAGGCTGGGCAGCAATGTGTCTATTGCGGGGCCTGCGGCCGATGGGTCTACAACGCACCGAAGGACGAGACGGACGCGGCGAGGGCTGCGCGGCGGCGCCATCTGGATAGGATGCGGTTCTACAAGCTGTCTGCGGCCTTCGTCAGCGGCTGGGTCCCGCCCGAGCAGCGTGAGCCATGGCGCTGCGGCATCTGTGGCGGCAGCGTGTACTGGGAGCGCCTGCCGCCGTGGCCAGCAGAGCGGGTGTGTCAGCGCTGCCACGGAAAACCGGGAGAGGAGAAGCGAGCATGACTGAGGCGGAGCTGCTGGCGGCCATCCTGGAGTTAGCGGCCGCGCGAGGCTGGCGGACCATGCACCAGCGTCCTGCGATGACCGAGCGGGGATGGCGTACCGCCGTGCAGGGCGATGGTGTCGGTTTCCCCGATCTGGTGCTGGCTGGGCGCCAACGCGTCGAGTTCTGGGAACTGAAGGGCAACCGCGGCCGGCTGACGCTGGAGCAGGAGTGGTGGCGGGATGCGCTGAGCGGGAATGTGGGCTATACGTGGAGATGCGTCAGACCGGACGACTGGACCTCGGGCCGCGTCGAGGAGTGGCTGGCGTGATGACTCGACACGATGCTGCCGTTCTCCTGGGGCGCCTCGGCGGGCTGAAGGGCGGTCCGGCCAGGGCGGCGGCGCTCGCCCCGATGGAACGGAGCGAGATCGCCCAACGTGGGGGCAACGCGAGATGGGGAAAGGCTGACCTGGACGTGGATGACGTTTGCGGCGATATCGTCGAGCACCTCTCAGAATCTAAGGGGGTATCTATGACGGAGTTGCTGGCGGTAACGAGCCGGAAGCGCCGAGTGCTCGCATATCATCTGCGTGCACACTTGCTGCCTGATGTCGTCCGGGTGGTAGACGGCAGCTATTGGCTCGTGTGGTGAGCGTGCGTGGTCCGGCAGCGGTGGTGCTGGACGTGTTCGAGGGGTGGCTGGCGTGATCACGAAGCTGTCGATGGTCATCCTCGGTGGCCACCGGCTGCGGGGCCCGTCGCGCCGCGCCGATGTCTGCGCTCGCCGCCGCAAGATCGCGCGGTGGCTGTATTTCGAGCGGCAGTGGACGCAGGAGCGGATCGGGCGGCTCTTCGGCCGCGACCGGAGCACCGTGGCGCGGTGGCTCTGGCATGAGGGGTGGCTGGCGTGCTCGTGAGCCATGACTTGCCCGGCGGCGTGATCTACGAGGGGCACGTCCTGGACGCGCTGGCGCAGATGCCGGACGAGTCGGTTCACTGCGTGGTGACGAGCCCGCCGTACTGGGGGCTTCGTGATTATGGGATCGAGGCGCAGGTCTGGGGCGGGGAGCCGGTATGCGCGCACGAATGGAGTGAGGAGCGGGAGGTTCAGGCGAAGGACCATGAGGGATGGGTCTGGTCTGATGGCGGCGCCCACGGCGGGCGGCAAAGCCACTCATGGAACGTGGGCATCGGGACTGCTTGCTCCCGCTGCAGTGCATGGCGCGGCTCGCTCGGCCTGGAACCTACGATTGAGCTGTATGTCGAGCACATCGTCGAGGTCTTCCGCCAAGTGCGTCGCGTGCTGCGCAAGGATGGGACTCTGTGGCTGAACAAGGGCGACTGCTACGCGGCTGGGAAGTCTGGGCGTGACGACAACGATGCTGTGAGTCGTGCAAAGTTTGATGCTTATGGCCATGGTGGTGGCATCAAGCCCCAGGCAGCCGGGAATACAGGGGTCGCCCGCAAGCCACCCAGTGGCCTCAAGCCCAAGGACCTGGTGGGCATGCCATGGCGGGTGGCCTTCGCGCTCCAGGCCGATGGCTGGTACCTGCGCTCGGACATCATTTGGTGCAAGCCGGCGCCTATGCCGGAGTCGGTAAGAGATCGCCCAACAAAGGCGCACGAGTACTTATTTCTGCTCAGCAAGAGCGAGCGCTACCACTACGACGCGGAAGCGATCCGGGAGCCGTTTAAAGGGGCGAACAAGCGCTCTGTCTGGACCATTCCTACCGAGCCCTTCCCGAGCGCGCACTTCGCAACTTTCCCTCAGGTCCTCGTCGAGCCGTGTGTCCTGGCCGGCACCAGCGAGCGGGGCTGCTGCCCGAGCTGCGGTGCGCCGTGGGTGCGGGTAGTGGAGAGGGAGCATCGGGGAGACCGGGGCAGGCATGTGCCGACCTATGAGGCTGTTGGCGTACTCAACAGACGCATGCATCCCGGCAGCCACCCGACAGCGTGGAGCGAGACCACCGGCTGGCGCCCATCCTGCCGCTGTGATGCGGGCGAGCCGGTTCTGTGTGTTGTCCTCGACCCCTTCCTGGGCAGTGGTACAACGGCCTACGTTGCCCACCGGCTCGGCCGACGCTATGTAGGCATAGAGATCAAGGCCGACTACGTGGAGATGGCGAAGAAGCGCCTGGAGGCGCTGCCTGTTGGCACGCTCCTGTGATACTCCTTGCGGATGATCCGGGCGATGTGGGGCAGGTCATCGGGGCACCACCTGCTGCGGGGCACGCTTTCGGGCGAGTTGCTCAACCTCGGCCCGGCTCACGAGCACCCTGGCCGGCGTGCGCCAGCCCTGGAGCTCGCCGCGCGCGATCAGCTCGTGGACCCACGTGCGGGATCTCAGGCCCAGGATGACCTTGGCCACGCTCACCGTGACCAGGTCGCCGGGCGGTCCGCTCAGGACAGGCATGCCGGTCATCTACCCTCCCCTGACCAACAGCGCCATGAGCAGCACGCCGCCCAGGCCCACCAGGAGCGTGAACGTGTCCAGTGCCTTCATCTTCTCTCCTCCTTTCGAATGGGCGGGGTGATTACTCGCATCCCCCATGCTTGCCCCAGCAGCCGGCGCAGTACCGCCGCCGGCAGCCCGAGCAGGTATACTCAGATTGGGCCGGGCACCGCTCGCACGTCTCGGGCCGGGTATTCTCAACCATCGCCTCTCCCCTCTTAGCTCCTCTGGAACCACGCGCACCGCCGGCACCACAGCCGGCGGCCAGCTCGTGCATGGCGCCGCCGCATACCCGGCAGCGCGCCATCGTGGTCCACCCGGTGCTCACGAGAGTACCAGCCCGCAGCCGCAGACCTCCGGCAGCCCGTCGGGCGTGCCATCCGGCACGTAGTGCGTTCGGCCGTCAGGGCCTGACTGGGTGCGGCTCGCAATCTCCAGGTGGCTCACCGCCCAGGCGTAGCACGCGGCGCAGTCGTCATGCGCTAACTCGTCCCGCTGCTGTACCACTGGCTCTCTCCTCTCGGTCGGTCTTCCTACCGTGCCGACTGCCGGCCCGCTCGGGGCCGGTGTGTCGGAACGTTAGGCGAGCACCAGCCGGGGCCGTTGCGGCCAAGCTGTCTCTTCGGTCCAGTCCCATGGCGCGTCGTCGTAGCCCGGCAGGGCGCCGATCGCGGCGGCCACGAGCGCGTCGCAGAACCCGGGTGGCCAGTAGTAGTCGTCCAGATAGTCCAACTCGGCCATCACGCCACCTCCCCGCGAGTCTGCGTCCACCGGTCGCACCGACAGCAACGCCACCCGGCGCGCCGCGGCGTGACCACCGAATGCCAGCAACACGGCTGCCCGTTGATCCCCATCTCGCACATCCCCCTGTCTCCCTTGACGCGGCGCCTTCTCGCGCCTGCCGTCCCTCTGTTCACATGTCCACTATGACACAGCCCGTCCACCCTGTCAATAGAACATCGTAGAACACCAGATGAGGATTGCATGAGCGTTTCATGAGCGCGAACCCTTGCCCACGACCTTATGTCCCCATACGTGCTACCATATGCCCATGCCACGCTACATCTCCCCCGCAGAGCGCCTACGGCTGGCCCAGCGCCGCAGCCCCCTGGGGTGGACCTACTCGTGGACAGTGCGCCATCGTGCGGCCGCTAGGCGGCTCTGGCGTCACAATAGCCTGAAGTACCGGATGGGGTCCAGCCGCATGCTCGCGACGCCTCGGGTCGCGCTCCTGCTGGCCGTAATGCTCCCGAAATCCATTGTCTGCGCACGCTGCGGCGGTGGTCCCGGGGCCTGCTACTGCTACCGCGGCCGCTGGGCTGCTACCCCGTGGCCAGCCTGAGCCCCAGCTCTACATAAGTACTCTAGTGCGAACCAGACAGGCGTTCTGGCGCCCCCTTACCAGCCGTAACAGGCCGGGGGTAGGCCGGGGTAGGAGTCCCACGGGGCTCGCGCATTGGTGGCTCTCCGGATGCTATGTGGGTTGTGGGGGTAGGACTGGGATGTCTGGTGTAGGGGGTATGGGTTCACGGGGTAGGTCCGGGGGTGGCAGGGCTTTCGACCTGCGACGCGCGTTTCTGGTTCGGTGCGTTGTGGTGAGCTGGTCAGGGCTTGGTGCTGTACCCATGGGGCAGCAGCGAGTGCGGCTTCGTTTCCGTTGCATGCTGGCGGTGGTTCGGTCCGTGGTCCACCGTACGGCCGGCTGGTGTATCCCCTTCGAGCCGGTGCCCGCCCGAGCGAGGGGGATCAGGTCGGGTTCATGGGGTTCCCTGGGTTCATGGGATTACTTTTACTCTGGCGGTTTGCCGTTTGTCAAGGGGGGGATGTAGGATGGGGGGGTTGGATGGCATCGAGGTTAGATCGTCGGGGGTGGGAGGAGGAGGCGCACGCGTTATTTCGGGAGCGGGTGACGCCTGTGCGGTTTCGGGCGGTGGTGGATCGGCTATTGAAGTCGGCGGAGGAGGGGGAGCCGTGGGCGTGTCAGTTGGTTTTGGGGTATGTGATGGGGAAGCCGGTGGAGAGGCAGGAGCATGGTGTTGACGCTACCTTCCTGGGCTTCCTCGCGGAGTTACGGGGGTACCGGGCCGAGCTGGGGGCAGCGCCGGTTCATCTGGTCGAAGGTCGGGTACGTGCCGTTACCGGGGGGGCAGGAGGCGTTTCACCGGAGCGAGGCGAGGGAGAGGTTGGTAGCGGGGGGTGAGGGGGCGGGGAAGTCGTTGATTGGGGCGATGGAGTTGGTGGCCCGGCTGTTTTGGGGGGAGCGGTTCTGGGTCATTGGGCCGGACTACTGGCATTGCCGGCAGGAGTTCGAGTACGTACACGAGGCGGCGAAGGTCCTGGGGGCCGTGCAGGCGGTGAGCATGCCGGTCGAGGGGCAGTGTCGGCTGACGCTGAAGGGTGGCGTCGTGGTCGAGACCATGAGCTCGCAGGACGAGCGGCGTCTGGCGATGCAGGGGGTTGATGGGGCCCTGATGGTGGAGGCGGCGCAGCAGACGCTGGAGGCGTACTACCGGGCGCGGGGGCGGGTGGCCAGGACGCGGGGGTGGTTGGTCATGACGGGGGTGTTCGAGGGGTCATTGGGCTGGTACCCCGAGATGTTCCAGGCGTGGCAGAGCCCGGATGCCGCGGGGCGGAGCTTCTCGCTCCCTACCTGGGAGAACAGCCACCTGTATCCGGGCGGGCGGGGGGACCCGGAGATCCTGAAGCTTGAAGGCAGCATGACGCGGGAGCGGTTCATGGAGCGTCATGCTGGCGAGCCGAGTCCACCGGCGGGGCGTGTGGTGGCGGAGTTTTCGGCTCGCCAGAACGTGCGGGACGTGCAGGCGGTGGAAGGGCTGCCGGTCGAGGTGACG